GTATCGATTCCAGTGGGTTTTGCCAATTCTAGCATATCTTTGAACTTAGTCAAGTATTCTTTGAAGGTAGATAGATAAGCATTAACTTCTTCCATCTTACAATACCTAACAAATATATTTTCTGAGAAATGATTTCCCATTTCAAAGAATCTATATTCTTTTTCTGCTTTTGGTAAACCTTCAACACCAAAAAGAAATTTTTCCACAGGATGTTGAAAATCAAATACTATAATAACTCTCTTTTCATTGAAAGCCATTAAATCTATACCGAAAGAAGGAAGATTAGATCCAGTTTTAGGATAAAGAATATTATTGTAGATACAAGATGTATCACTCCATATCTCAACTTCTCTAGATTTGATAAGATACTGATGGGTATACTTTCTAGCAAGAAGAGTAGTTCCTTTACTCTCCCATTGTGCCCAAACATTACCAACTCCATTATGAAGATCTATAGTGTCGAATAAAACATCTTTATAATCCTTCCAAAGATTCATGTAGCCCTCCATTGTACATAAAAGATAAATCCTAGACCTAATAGTATCATAAAAGGAATAGGAAAGAATGGTAATACTATCATAGCATGTATTACTTGTATAATAACAATACCATAAAATATCCACATTATCCACATACCAATTTTATTATGACGAGAACCACGTTTATAAGGATGGCAACCAGTGGGACCACTATCCCAACCTGGTTGCATATAATCTTCTGTAGGTATTTCTTTCACTATACATCCTCCTGATATGCTTTATCCTCTGCTTGATTGAAGTCAAAATCAGCATCAACTTTATCATAAAGTTCTAAGAAAGATTGCTTAGTCTCATCATCAAAACGATTTGTACAAGTTTGGATTGCTTTTGCCTTATTATTGAATATAGCATAAGCACGGATAATATGCACCAATCTACGAGTACTGATAATCTCTTCAATACCACCATCGTAGAATGTCTTACGAATAATATCTGCCCAGTCTACTAATCTCTTACAGAAATCATCATCATTTACACCAACTGCAGTAGCATAATTCTTAAGAATTTTTTGCTCTATAGAAGGAGCAGGATACTCTTGCTCAAAGGTTACAGGGAATCTTTCAAGGAAGGCTTCATTAAGCACGTTAGTTCCAATAAATCGTCCATCATCTGAACCTTTACCTTTAGTGTTTGCGGTTGCGATGATGTTGAAACCCTTCTCTGGTTGGACGAACTTTCCGATTTTTTTAAGGAAAATTCCTTTACCCTCAAGGATGGATTGGAGGCAGAGGATTTTGTTTGAGGCAAGGTCGATTTCGTCAAGGAGCAAGATAGCTCCTCTGTTGAGAGCTTGAATAACTGGTCCGTCATGCCAGACGGTTGCACCGTTAACAAGGCGGAAGCCGCCAATGAGATCATCTTCATCTGTTTCTATGGTAATGTTTACACGAATGAGTTCTCTCTTCAATTGAGAACATGCCTGTTCTACGCCAAAAGTTTTACCATTTCCAGAGAGTCCAGTGATAAAAGTAGGATAAAAAAGCTTACTTTGTATAATCTTTTTAACGTCTGTGAATGGTCCAAATTTAACAAATGTTTCATCTTTTTCTGGTACTAAATTTTGAGGAGTAACTGAAGGTGCAGCAAATGAGTTCTCTATACTTTCTACTGCTTTAGTGGTAACTTCAAGATTCCACTTACCTTTTGATACTTTATATTTTGATAACTTCTTAGTAACTGTCTGATAACCGATATCATTCATTGCACAAAAAGCACGAATGTCTGCAGCAGTTATTTCGGATCCATAAAGTCCTTTCAATCCATCAACTGCTTGTTGTTCAGTCATTTTAAGTTCAAAAGTCATAATGTTAGGTGTCTTATTTATGTACGTAGTATAGCAATAAAAAAGGGGTCATATGACCCCTAGTGGACACTTATTTAATTGGTTGATTATGCTACCAATTCTACAAACTCACCAAGAATTTTCTTGTTCATCTTCTTACTATTAAGAGATTTCTTAAAAGCAGATCTGATTTGTGCTTTAGTAGCATCTTCCTTAACTTCAAAATCAGTATCATTATCTAAAGCAGCAGATGATAATCCAAAGTAAGTATCATATCCAGCACAACGAAGAGAGAAAGACTTATTCTTTTTCCAAGATTTAGTTAACTTTTCAGTTTCTTCATAATCTGAGGAGTAAGTACGAATGAAGGATCCTGCATCACGATTGGCAAGAATACGTATACCAATAAAATTAGTATCTGGGAATGAATCTTTTAGATCACGTAATAATACTCTAGTAAAAGTATACCAATGACCATTGAAATTGTAGGTATTACCAGTCTTACGATTTCTTAAATATGAATCATATCCTAGTTGATTTACACCCATGTAAGGTTCATCTTCCCAAGGACGATGTACTTCACGATGGTAACAAAGTGGATGTGCTTCACCATCAGTTAGAACTACACACTGAACCTTTTCAACCCCATTCTTATTTTTAAATTGAGGTATAATTTCATGTAAACATACCATTGCTTCATTCAATGGAGTTCCAGAAAGATGCATTCCTAATGGAATATCATATAATCTACTTCCATATCCACGATGAGCATATGCTATACGCCATATATTAAGAAGTTGATTATCTAAATCTTTTGCTTTTACATCACTACTAAAGAAATTCATTAGAGAAAAATGTTCTCCTACAGCAGCCAATCCAGACTTTGCTGTATATGCTAGTGATCTTACATAGTTACCATGACGATCTTCTTCCATTGCATGATGTGGATACTCATTTGTAAAAGCATAAACATCAAATGGTATAGAGACTTTTTTACAGAACCAAATTAGATTGTATAGTTGCTTTATAGTATCAAGTAATACTTCACCCATAGAACCTGACCAATCTAAAATAAAGATCAATCCATGATTCTTACCATCAGGAAGAATGGTTACTTTTTTAAATAGATCTTCATTAAACTTATAAGTATGAAGATTTCTTGTATCTAAGATACCAGTTCTAGAAGTAGCAGCACGAGCATAAGCACTAGCAGACTTCTTACACTCAAACTCTTTAACTAAGTAATTAACCTCTTTTTGTGCATCTCTTTTGAATTGTATAAAATCAGAATCCGCATTAAAGAAAATATCTTCATAAGATCTTTCAGAATTTTTGACATAATCTAACCAATGAGAATTACAATTGTTATGAATATCCTCATTAGATACAATGATCTTTTCTAAATCAACTTTAGGAAGTTCAAAGTATGTACTTTCACGACCTTCTAGATTAGATAGATCTTTAAGTGCTTGTTCTAATGCATCAGCAGTTTCAACTTGTGGTTCTTGATTTGTTGGTGCTACTTCTTCTACAACAGGGCTACCAGCATCCACCCTAGTATTATTATCATCGCTACCACTCCTGTTTTCCACAGAAGCATTAGTATCAGACTCATCAACGGTAGACTCACTAAGATCACTGCTATCAGAATTACTATTCCCACCACCGTCAATGCTAACTCCAGCATTTGGTTTAGTTTCTTCTTTTTGCTTTTTTTCAAGCTCCTGTTTGCAGAAATTATATAACGCTTCTGCTGCTGATAGGGTTTCAGTAAAGGTCTCGGCATTTGCAATTAAATCGATAATCTCCTTCTCAGGAGTTGAAAAAGATATATTAGTGAACGCACCAATCTTGAAATGTAGATTAGCCCGATCAGCAAGATTAAGGCTATTAATATCTTTACCATCTACTTCAAAAAAGTCACTGTTATTCAAATCATTATACCCTCTATAGAAGGTTTTTGCAATACCAGCATACTTACGCTTCATCAATTTCTCAACTCTAGCGTCCTCTGCAATATTTACAAAGTTTGGATTTATATCATATTCTTCCCACCACTCCTCATCAGGTGTATATAATGCATGACCAACTTCATGTCCTACAAGCATATCATAAACATCATTACTTGCTTTATCCCAGACAGGAAGAGTTAGTACACGAGTCTGGACATTAAATTGTGCTGTTTCTACTCTCTTATGTTCTACAATCAAATCTTCAGTAGCAAGCAATTTTGCTAGTTGTCCTTTAACTTCTTGTTTAACGGTCATTGATTATTTGTGTTTGATATACCTATTATACTAAAAAACCTCCCTTTGGGGGAGGTCTGTAGACGCTTTATCAACTGTCTACGTTTTGCTCTTGCTTGTCGCAGCATTTGGGGCTTTAAGTGCCTTTTTTGTTCCTTCTTGGAATGATGCTGCCAGTTTGGAACTTTCATGGAGTGTCTCCAGTGCTTTAAGTACTTCAGGGGTTTCATCCCATGACCATTCTTGAGAATGCTTAGGATTCTTTTTTTCAACAGTATGTGTTTTAATGGTCATGGGCTTGCAAAGTCAAGTATATTTATTGTAGGAGACCATCCCATTTTTGTCAAGATTGATGTGTCAGCACATAAACTGTCTGGTTCACCTGGTGTATCATCCACAATAGGAAGATCACTTTTACCCATTTTCATAGCCAATTCTAGAACAGAATGATTTGTACCTGTTCCTATATCCAACACACCCCTAAACTTATCTGGTATCAAATAACAGATTGCTCTAGCAACATCATGGACATGAATCCAATCTCTTCTATGTCTTGTAAGATATTTTGCAGTATCATCCTGTAACATCCTATAAAGCATGTCTTCTCTACTTCCCTCTTCTGCCCAAACATTAAAGAATCTCATACCAACACTATTAGGAGGTGCTTGTATCTCATTTACCTTCTTAGTAATAGCATAAGGATTTTGCCACCATCCATGAGCACCAGCAGAACTAGCATATAAACATCTTATACCATAACTTCTACAGTAATCAAATATAGGTTGAGACTTTACTACATTGTTCTCCCAAAACTTATCTGGATTTCTTATACTATCCCTAAGAGCAGCGTATGCAGCAAGATGTATAACAACATCATACATTATATCAGTTTTAAAATCACCAATATCATCTGGTTTATCTAAACCATCTACATCATAACCAATAGTGGTTAGCAGTTCATAGACATGACTTCCTATAAACCCTTTGTGACCTGTAACTAAAATTTTCATTGAACCATCCTACTGAATCCTTTAACTTTATCAAATTTAATACAATTTTCAAACTTATCAATAAGTTCGGTTTTATGGGTGATAATAAAAATATTAGCACCTTTTATTATATATCGAACAATTTTTAAAAATTCATCCGTTCCAAAACCATCAAGAGAACTATCAAATACTTCATCCATAATCAATAGATTAGTATTAACAGAATTCTTTGCTCTAGCAACTTCTCTCCATGTAAAGA